AAGCAGGTCGCGAAGGTATTCTCGCGCGTCTAGGCCGACGCTTCTTCACCGATCCCGCCGCACGCGCCGCAGCGGAACAGACTGCTGAACGTGCAGTGAGCCACAGCGGTCGCATGGAACAAGCTGTCTCCGATGCTGCTCATCGCATGGGCCTGATGGAGGCTGACCTCGCCACATCACGGTCCGCACAGGAGCAGCTCAAGCGACAGCTTGCTGCCCGAGAAAGCGAAATCAAACGACTCGGCACAGAGCCGGGTGAAGTCACCCGTCTTCGTCGCAACGCAATGATCGGTGGAGGCCTGGGTCTGGCGGGCCTCGCTGCGGCTCCTATCGCTTACGGTGCCGGCCAACGACGTGGCGAAGGCGACATGAAGCGTACACGCAACATCGCCTTCGGCGCAGGGGCTGCCACCGGTTTGGCCGCTCCGCACCTGATCCGCGGACTTGGTCAAATCGCTCGTGGGGTTGGTCAGACTGGTCTCTACCCCGAAGCGGGTGAGGTCGGCATGGCGATGGACCCCACGTCACTGCCGTACGGAGGCTACTGATGGCTCGCGTGCAAATGCCCTCGGTCAGCGAAGCCGCCGCGCAGATTCTGCGAGAGGTCGAAGCAGAACAGCGCATCAAGACCGCCGAGGTGCAGATCTTGCGTGGCGCGCAGAGGCTGCTGACCACGAATGACGCCAAGCTGCTGATGAAGCTGGCCGAGACATGCCGGAGCATCGACACTGACAATCCCGAGGTCGACTACGAAGACCTCCACAACTTCATGGCAACGGTCAATGCAAGAAGAACTCCGTAAGCTGGCTCAGGTCCTCCGCCAGCAAGCCGCAGAAGTGGAGAAGCGCAAGCTCGAAAAGTGCGCGCAGATTCTTCGTGGCTGTGTCGGCCTGACCTTGCTGAAGCATAAGCTTGGGAGGAAATGATGTCGAGCCAGAGCCAGTTCATGCTGAAAGTCGCCGACGTTCTCGAGAAGACGGCGATGTACATCGACGAGAACGAAGCCGCGCGCCAGGAAGCCGCTCGTGCCGAACGTCGTCGAACCGCGGACACCCTCAACGAGAAGATCGCGGCAGCGACGGGAGAGCGTCTGTCCGATGCAGTGCTCGAGAAGATCGCGGCCTCCGACCAAGACGTGGTCGAAGCCGTGGTCAAGCTCGCCGAACACCACACCGAGCGTCCACCGGATGAGCTGGGAGAGTCCGGCGACATTCGGGACAACCGCGTGGGCACGGCGACCACCCGCGCCGCACGCATCAAAGAAGCGTCCCAGGACGCGGACCAGCACTTCCTGGACTGGATCAATTCGTAACGAGGATCGCCCCCTCAAAGAGGAGAACTGAGTCATGTCCAATCTGAACAACCCGACCTTCGACATCCGCCGCGGGTACCCCAACGGGAGCGCGATGGCCGAGCCGTTCCCGATCAAGAAGTCCGGGGGCGTGCCCCTGTCGCTGCCACAGGGCACCATCGTGACCCAGGAGCTTCAAGACGGTCAGACCGTCATGGCGCCGGCCACGAGCCCGAACCTCTCGATCGCCGACCCGACGCAGATGTGGGTCGTGGTCGAGGGCAACGACGACTACTCGGGGCAGTTCACCGGCATGTGCATGTGCGTGCTGCTCGGCACAGGCTTCATGTGGTGGAGCAAGAACTACGCCGCGGGTTCGTATCCCGCGGGCACTCCGGTGTCGGTCAGCGCGGGTCAACTCAAGGTCAAGGCGGTGAACGAGCAGATCATCGCCTACGTCGTGCACGACAAGACGGCCACCGAGTCGGCGGTCGAGGTCGCGGGCTGACACGTCGGGGCGACCCTGAACTGATGTACAACCAGCCGGACTGACCGGCTTGCTTTGGAGGAAACGATGCCGTCTCTGTATCAGACCGAGACCAAGGAAGTCTCGGCCCGGCTGATCAACAGCAACTTCGTGCGCAAGCTCGAAGAGGGCCGAGTGAAGGAGGCCCAGGACGAAGGGTCGGCCTTCATCCGCATGAAGGTTCGTCAGGAGGCGTTCTCCCGCGAGGTCATCAACCCCATCCTGCTCCAGGATGACGAGATCGACCGCGACGAGAACACGGACCAGCCGAAGAAGATCGTCGAGAAGGAGCCCGACTCCGTTGCGACGTTCGTGACCTTCCAAGGCACCGGTCCCCGCACCTGGTTCCGAGGCCCCCGCTACGCGGTGAAGTTCGGGAAGACCGAATCCCAGCGCTTCACCAAGAACAAGTGGGAGCTGATGACGTACCAGAACGACATCCGCAAGATCCTGTCCGACAACTCGGTCAAGGACATGGCGGATCAGGAAGACAAGAAGTTCATCACCACGATCGACGACCTGGCGGCCCTCAACGCCGCGGTCCAGATCAGCGCAGCGTCGGGCTTCAACTCCGCGGCGTTCCGCAAGGCCTTCCAGGCGATGGTCCGGCGTCGTCAGCCGATCGGCAAGATCCTGATGACGAAGGAGCTGTACTACGAGGCCCTGGACCTGCCCGCGACCTCCGTCGGCGACGACGTGGCCAGCCGGCACTACGACGAGGGCATCGAGGAAGAGGAGAAGCTCTGGGGCATCCCCGTGGTGTCCACCATCAAGGGCGACATCCTCAACCCGAAGAAGGCCTACGTCTTCGCGCCGGAGAACTTCCTCGGCAACTTCTTCCTGCTCCAGGATGCGACGCTGTACATCAAGCAGGAAGCCGACACCATCGAGTTCTGGAGCTACGCGGCTCCGGGCATCGGGATCGGCAACACGATCGCCTTCCAGGTGATCCAGTTCCCGACCTGAGATGATGGTGCCGGATGAGCCGGCGGATGGTGGAGGGATGACCGGACTCGGGTAACCGAGGACACGAAGGGTAACGCCCATGCAAAAATACCGCCTCGAATGGCAGGGCGTCGGTTCGCTGGACCTCTCACAGATCCTCGACGAACATGGCGTCCCTGTCATCTTTCCTCGGCCTGGAGCCGTGGCCATCGTGGACGCTCGAACCTTCGCGCATCCACATGTCCAGAACTACCTCAAGGCCGGACTCGTCGGTACGCTGATCGGGCCAGGCGCTACCCCCGTCATCAAGGTCGATGCTCCGCCTGCTCCGCCTGCTCCGCCGCCATCCGTTCCGGAGGTGACCCCGCCACCGGTGGTCTCCGACTCTCCTCCAGAGCCCAAACCGGTGACCGTGTCGCTTGGTGACACGGTATCGCTGAAGGAGACTGAGGTGGCTGTGACCACGACTTCCGAAACGGACAGCACGGAGCCCGAGGCTTCACCCGACATCAAGCGACGGCGTGGACGGGGCAAGTAGAGCGCTCGTCGTCCCACACCGACAAAAGGGCGCGTGCGGCAATAGCCTCACGCGCCTTTTTGTTATAAAGACCATGACACTTTACCAGGTAAATTCAGCATGGCAGATTCAACAGAACTTCAAGAGACATCAGACATCAATGTGGCGACCTTCATCAAGTTCGTCAAAGGTGTCGACACTGCCGGACATCGCTTCGTAGGAGAACAACTGCGCATCAAGTTTCGAGTCACCGAAGACCAGATGGCCGCATTCAAGGAGGAATACCTCAACTCACAGTTCGCTCTCTACGACGCAACAAAACGCAATCTCTTGCGCCTGCTGAAACGAACGAAGTGACCCTATACTGAAGTAGGGATGAAGAATGCGGCTCCAGGCAACTATCGCAGGCGGAGAGGCCGCGCAGATCCTTCTGCGACGATTCCGATGTGAAGTTGAACTATTGGGCGTCAAAGACGGGAGCAACACCACATTTTACACCCCAGAAAAATTCGTACAGAACGCCAACATCAAGATCAAGGTATACTTCAACGGTCAACGTCTTCGAAGCGGTGTCGCCAACGATTTTACGGTCGCGGAGAGTGGTGGTGTAGGTACAGGGTTTGACACTATAATTATGGCGACAGCCCCAATGAGTTTCGACGTGCTGATGGCTGATTACATCATCTCCTAAGGAGACGTCTATGGGTCGCAGTATCTTCAGGCAAGACACACAGATCCGGAAGTCTGTAGCCTATACGGCTGCAACGTCTCCGAGCCAGGCCAATTTCGAGACCAACCCCGTCAGCCTCGAGGACGATCTCACCGTTCTGCGGTCAGCGCACCACCTGGTGCTCAAGAACCAGGCCGGGAACTGGTATGACGATCTCGTCGTTCCCTCGGCACTGGAGACGGGCGTCAAGAGAGGCGTCAACGATCTCAACACCGCGCTGCACGCCGTCGAGAAGAAGCGCGTCCTTCGCGACGTGTATGCGCCAGGCAACGATGTCACGGTCACCGCCGCGCAGAACTGGGAAGTCCTGCTCTTGGGCGAGTTGCCAGCCAACACCACGGCAGCCGTCGGATCCGTCACAACACGCGGCACCGTTGCTGCCCATCACACCGGCACGTTCGGCACCCACTCGCTCGATGAGGTCTCGGGGACCAACAACCTGAACCCGAAGAACCTCTGCGTCGTCACCGACGCCACGACCGGCGACCAGATCCTCTCGAGCGGGCGTGCCGTCTACGCCCTCTTCCAGACAGAGACGGCCACCGATGGCCACACGATGACGGGGACGACCCCGAATCGCGCCCAGCTCTCGTTCGTGCGTCCCAATGCGACCTTCGATGATCTCGAAGCCTGCCCAGTGGCGGACATCGCAGGCAAGACCATCAACTACGCCACGCGCGAGCGCGTGCGACTCGAAGATCTGACCGAGCAGGACTTCCTGAAGGGCGCAGTGGTGGATGTTCCGGCTGGTTCGACCCCGACCCGGCAGAGCGTCTACGACAACCAGGGAACCACGCCGGTCGACCTCACGACCAATGCCACTCTCGATCTCGAGGGTGCCGGTCTCATCTGGGCGATCAGGGATGACCTGGAAGCCGCTCTCTTCCGCGTCATCGAGGGCTCGGCGGGCGGTGCCAGCAAGGTCGGCATCGAAGCTGACGTGGATGAGTTCGACATCAATGCGGTGGTGTCCGACTTCCTGAACGGGATCAAGGTCGATACGGGAGCCGCCGGTACGACGATCAACATCGGCATCACCCCCAACCAGATCGATGCCGGTGGTGTTCTGAAGGTGGCCTCGGGCGGAGGCGCGGACCTGAGCCTGGCGGCGGCCCTCGAGCTGAACCTCACCGACTCCTACCGGGCGGGCTCCACCTGGAGCCTCGCGGACGGCA